CTGTTCTGGCAAGTAAAATTGATACCAGAGCAATCGTACAAATTGAAATTCATTTAAGCACCGAAGCCAACCCGTCTTCAGCAAAAATAAGTGTAGAAACCACGGCGGAAGGTACTGTGTCCGGAAATGCCGTAAGCATTGAAGCGGAAAGCGAATTGGCTACAAAGGATATCTTTGACGGAGTTTCCAATTCTACCACTATTTGCGAAGTTTCTTACAAGGTAAATAATGAAGAAACCACATGGAAACCGGTCGAACAATGGATTGATGGAGAGCATATACTTCGCTTGATGTATGTTGTTCCCTTGACAGCCAATATGATAACGTATTTCGATGTCTGGATGAAGGCTGAAAACGGGGAAATAACGATTCCTGAAAGAAAGATATGGTTATATGCCAGTGCCAGAGGTCTTGTCGGTGAAATCCCGTGGGATGGAAATATTGACATTGAAGAGGAGGTTACGGATTTTGACTTTATCTCACCCACTTTTGAGGATGCTGAAGACACGGTAACTGTTGTAAAACTCACACCGACAGCGATTACATTAAGCGATAATGTTACAGACTTTACCTTTATCGTTCCTACTGTCGAGAACAATATTTTGGAAATGTTGAATATTACACTACATCAAGATTCGGTACAAAGAACGGATGAAAGCGGAGAATACAGATTAACAGAGGACGGAAGCACAAGATACACGGAGGGCGAATAGTATGGCGGGAAAAATATCCGAAATGACAACAGCATCAACCATAGGTGAATCCGATTTATTTGAAACATCGCAAGTTAGTCCGGGTTCGCCCGGCGGATATGCTACTTTTAAGGTCACATTAAACACGATTGCATTAAAGATTCTCACGGGTATTACATTCAATGCTTTTGGAAATAAGACGGTTGCAAATGCAGTTATTGGAACAGTATTAACAGATACTTTAGAGGCGGGAGAAACTCAATTAACGCTGACAGATACGGCAATAACCACGGATAGCACTTTTGATTTTTATACAAATGTTTATGGTGTAAATCCTGTTGCCGTTACAGTAAGCACGGGAACAATAACGTTGACTTTCGAAGAGCAGAGTGCAGATGTCGAAGTGAAAGTGAGGGTATCGTAATGGCATGGTATAGATGTGGTGGCGGATCGGGTAGTGGCCGGATATCCAGTACGGTTCGGCTGACAGAAACAGAATGGGAAGCATTATCAAATAAAGATAATAGCACTATTTATTATGTAACAAATGCAAATGGTGATATGGTGCTGTATACATATCAGGGTAGTGAGAGAATATTGAATTACAAGTCAGCTGCTGCTATTTCTGATTATGAATTTTGGTATGAGGATTTAAAGTTCCCAAGAAATATGGACAGTACAGATTATGCATATAGTTATTATTGGTTAGACCACGGCATTAAGTTAAATTCCACTGAAAACTTGGGAAGAAGTTGGCAACTCGAATTTAATGTAAGTCCAGAGAATGGTACAAGCAGAGAAAATGCTGTAATTGGTACTTCTACATCAGACGACCAAAATATTGAGATTTATATGGGTGGAACTAATAATGCGGTGCTTTATTTATATGGTAAGATTTCTGCCACTATCCAGAATGCAAGGGACAAGGATATCGTAATTAAGTTTGAGAATAATGTCGTAACCGTTACTGTTGACGGAACATTGACGAGCACAATTAATTATACACCTACGGTAGATAATAATAATTACTTTGTTGTTGCAAATTACCGGAATAACTATTGTTATAGTGGGTATATGAATTATATCGGGTTTAAGTGGTTATCATAGGAGGATAAATATGATACAAGGTAAAACAGAAATTGTATTGACATCTGTTAATACTGGAAAAGTTGAAAAGATACAAAGTAAAAACGTGTTTCAGGGTCAGCATATTGCAAAGTATTTGCGTAGTCTTGGGATGAGCGCAAATACAAATGTCGGTGACAGAAGTTCTTCATATAAATATCCATTATGGAAGCATACAGTTGGTGGATTATTCTTATTTGCAGATGAAATTACAGAAGGTTCACAATATATGCCGGCAGGAAACTCAATGGTCGGTGCTGGTGCTGTTGATATGACACATACAGGAGCACCAAATGAGTGGGGTAGCTATAATGCAAATGAGTCTTCAGCTGGTTTGAATGGTATTACTCAGGTGTATGACTTCACAACTGATCAGGCAAACGGCACTATTAGTTGTGTTTGCTTAACATCATGGTTAGGGGCAAGAATAGGGTATGGTCATAGCGGAGATAGCTACTTATGGACAGGAAGTCCTTGGACATTTAATGGACAGCAGGACACACCAAACTATGATAAAGTTCAATCACCTGTTGGTTGGATGTATAAGGATAGTAATGGAACAGAATGGGAAATGTTACCGGGAAGTGCTTCCTCTTCTTATTACCAAATAAATGACGGTCAATTAGTTGTACGAAGAAGACGTTATGGTGTTTCCAAATTCAGTATGTTAGATAGCTTCGAAGAGGAAATATCTTTTAATCTCCAATCTATTGGAACAAATCCACTTGGAATTACATCAAGTAGCTATGGTTACACTGATATTTACCCTTATGAAGATGCTAAATTTGTTATTTCTCCGAGAGTTTATAATGCAAGTCCGGGTCAGCCAAGTACAATAGCTGCTGGTGCAAAATTGTACTACTACATTCTTGACATGGACAGAACTCCGTCATTAACTGTTGCAGAATATACAAATCCTACGGGTGTAACAATTAGTAATAGCGCAAATGGTAGATGTGCGTGGTCTATTACTCCTGATAAATGTATAATTTTATCAAAAGATGCATCTCCGTATACACTATATAAAGCTGATTTGACCACCGGACAAGTATTAAGAGTTTTTGACAATGTTAGGTTTGGTGGGTCATATAGAGTTCCCGGACAAGGTAGTTATGGTCAGAATATTGTTCCCGGATTAGAATTGTTTATGGACAAGAATACAACAAATGGTGCTTTTATATATGATCCTATAAATGATACATTGAAAAGAATAAATTGTGATCCGGATGATGGTAATTATGTATACAATGCTGCTTTTGATGTGTTGGAGAGAAATTTTGTGAATGGAACAGGTAATGGAAACAGCTTTTGGTTGGCTAATAACCCTTTGTATTTAGCAACGATCAATAATCTTGAAACACCCGTACAAAAAACAGCGGCACAGACAATGAAGGTAACGTATACCTTAACGGAGATGTGACATGGAAAAAATAATGCTTGTCTTAAACTTCTTAGCAGTGTTGGGAGTTCCGACTATTTTTGCAGTGGTTTGTACATTAACAAAAAAGGTTGGAAAGTATTCCGGGCAGATCAAGATTCTGATGAATGCGCAGCAGGCGCAGATGCGAGCGCAGCTTCTAAAAGACTATTACACATATTTACAGCGAGGATTCATCTTGGAAAGCGAATTGGAAGACTGGGAAAATCAATATCAAGCGTATCATCGTTTGGGCGCGAACGGCATAATGGATAATCGCCGGGAGCGTCTTTTTAAGTTGGATGTAAAGGAGGAACTGCAATGATTTTTGAAAACGACAAAGTTTATGACAAATTAAAGGCCATTTTTTATTATGTTTGCCCTGCTGTTTTGGCATTTTGGAGTTCCTTATGTTTGGCATGGGAGATTCCTTATGAAGGTGCTATCACAGTGACGCTGGATGGGCTTGTGGCAGCTTATGGCATTTTCTTGGGAATCTCAAATTACAAATATCGTGCGAAAACGAATAGGACGGAGGCAGGTGACTATGGCAGTGATAATGACAAATAAGCAGTTTATAGAGAGACTTATGCAGATTATTAATTCAAAGTCTTTGTACTGTAAGGGGGGAATCGGACAGCCGCTATATCCGGCAAACCAGACAAGACTAATCAACCAATATGAGTATAACAAAAATAGATCCGCTATAATTAAGGCATGTGATAAAAATACTTTTGCCGTAGATTGTGTAGGAATGGTAAAGACGGTTCTTTGGGGATGGAACGGAAATACAGGTTCCTCTTATGGTGGTGCAAAATATAAATCAAACGGAGTTCCGGATGTTACAGAAGGCGGTATGCTGGAGCTGTGTAATGAGATTAGTACGGATTTTTCCGATATTCAGGTAGGTGAGTTTGTTTGGCTGCAGGGACACTGTGGGGTGTACATAGGAAATAACATGGTGGCGGAATCAACACCAAAATGGAAAAACGGTGCACAACTATCTGGAATAAACGGAAAGCCTGTTGAAGGAAGAATCAGAACCTGGAAGAAACATGGGAAACTTCCATGGATATCTTATTCGGAAGAAGTTGCACCGGTGCAACCGAAAAAAAACATCGACGAGGTGGCACTTTTGGTTTACCGGGGAAAGTATGGAAACAATCCGGAACGCAAGAAGAAGCTCCAGGAAGAAGGGTATACAGCGACGGAGATTACAGCCATTCAAAAGAAAGTGAATGAATTGGCAGCAGCCAACACTACCACGCCAAAGGAAACAAAAATCATTTATACGGTAGTGGCAGGTGACAACTTAACTGCAATAGCAAGGAGATGCGGAACAACAGTGCTTGCTATTCTGAAGTTGAATCCGGATATTAAGAACCAGAACAAGATTTATATTGGACAAAAAATCCGCGTGAAATAAGAGACCACGGGTTTTTGCGGGTAAAATCGTTTGCCACGCGGTTGCCACGATTTTATAAAATGCACTGAAAACAAGGGATTGTCAAACAAAAATAGGCTTGTTCGAGCCCCGTCTATCGCTCGACAAGAAGAAACCCCGAAAATCAAGGTTTTCATTAAGAAATCAAGGTTTTCGGGGTTCTTATTTTGCTATTTTTACATTTTAATTTATGTAAAAATTTGCCACATTTGTATAAAAATTTGCCACGAAATTGCCACAAAAAAGAAAGCTATTGTTTGTTAAAGAGATCGCCAATATTGTCAGCCATCTTATTTTTGGTTTCTTCCATGTCCATTGCATGCTGATATACGGTTTTCATGATCAAATCTGTCTTCCATCCGCCAAATTCCTGAATCTGCTTATCGGAATATCCTAAATCGTGCATATAAGAAGCAAAGAAATGTCTTAATTTGTGCAGTGAGAAGTGTGGCAAACCAAGGTCTTTCTGGGCGCGCATAAGGGCACAATAAATGATTTCCGGATCGCCCTGGTAAATATATCCGGTCTCACGGATTAAATCGGCTAAATCGGGCGGTATGGAAATGGTACGGGTGGAATCCGATGTCTTTGTAGTCTTGATTACCCATTGTTTCTTTTCATTCTGGACCTTTGCTTTGTTAATGGTCAGCATACGACCGTTCAGATCGTCAATGGTAAGAGCGCAGATTTCACTTCGGCGTAGACCGAGAGCTGCAAGAGAGATTGCAATTTCGAATCTGCTGCCCTTAAAATATTCAAAAATCTTTCTCATGTCTTCGGTAGAGGGTATATAATCCATATTCTTCTCCTTTTGCGGTAATGTGACCTGCGGAAACTCCAAACCGTAAAACCGGAATACACTTTGAAGGAATCCGGCGTAATTCTTTGTACTTTTCGCAGAGTGGGTTGACGAGTAACGGTTGACTTCTGTCTGCAGAGCCGGTAATGACATTACCTGAAGCGTTTTCGATGCAAATGAAGGCGAAATTTGACGAATAATCGTATAATAGCCTCTTATGGTAGCAGGTGACAGTACATTTGATTTCGACTCGATATAAGCCTCGCAGGCACGTTGAACGGTGGAATTATTGCTTATAGTCTTGGAGTTGATTTTATCGGCCAAGGCTTTGGTAACTTCAGAATTGGTTGGCTTATGGTCGAAGGTTACATAATACCGTTTTCCGTCGATTGTCTGCCTGACGCGGTAAGAGCCAGAGGGAAGGCGTTCGATGTTCATAAAATCTCCTTTCTGTTTGACATAATTTGGAAACGTGTTATATAATGTTCTTAACAAGAGAGCCGAAAGATAGATGTGAGCTATCCGCCGGCAAATTATAACGTATTAAAAAAATAGCGTCTGCTTCTACCGGGCAAGGGCGCTATTTTTTGTGCTTATAAAGCAGAACAACAAGAGTTATTACCGCACACAACATAATCACGAAAGTAAAAAGATCACTAACTGTAACCATGGCGTCACCTCCTCTAAATCTCGGCGGATCCGCAACATCGCCCCTTCAGCTCTCCGGGTAAGAACATTATGTAATTGTAAAACTATGCCAAAATTATCCGACTTTATTTACAGAGTCGGAAGATTCTTTTCTTTTGATTCCAAGTAATCCAGCGATTCCGTTCTTAATATTCTCATCGGCTTTCCGGTACCCGAGTGCCACAGCCATTTCTTCTTCGGTTAGAGTAGGGGGAGAAGAACTGGGGGCAGCAGGTGTTTCTGTAATCAGATCAGAACGGTTGCAACGAAAAATCTCACACATTTTGTCAACTTTATCAATACATATTGACATATGTATTTATCTGTGATATCCTACGGACATCGCAGATAAATACATATTGACATATGTATTTATAAAACTCTTACCGGTCTGCTCCTCAAAAATGAGGAGCCAAAAGAAAGGAGAAGATCATGGGACTTATGGATGTATTTACAGAAGAGGAAAGAGTGACACTTACATATTCACAGTTTTACAAGCTTGTTAAGGAAGCAACGAAGGCGGAGATGCTGTTTAACGGCGTGAAATGCAAGGTATCAAGAGATGCCATGTACGCAATGGTAGAAGGGAAGGTATCAGAGGAACTGCTGGAAGGGAAGCCAATGCTTATTATCGGTTCAGTTGCCGACGGCTCAAATTTGAGCTCTCGACAAATCAAAAATGATGAGCCGGAGAAAGGAGATAGCAAGAGAACAGATGAATCTATTGGATTGCTTGAAGATGACGAAGACGGCTCTGCAGAATGAAGCAGCTGAGTTGCACCGGTGCAACAGCCGTTATTCGGAAATTCAGAAGGAAATTATGGAGATTGATGTTCTGATCTTAAAGATGGAACGGACGGAAGCCAGAAGGAGAAGCATTTATGAAAAACGGATACGAACTATTAAAAGAATGCGTGACAGAGAGATACGAAGGGGAATCTATTCTCGATTACCTTTGGATCCTGTTGGTACCCGCCGCAATTATGGCCTGGTGCATCGTAGGCGCAATTTTGTAAGGAGGAGCGTATGAGAAGGACGAGAACAACATTAGATCATGTCGGTTCTGCGGAACGCAGGTTTAACAACTGGTTGCGCTGCAAATTAAGCGAGACCGACGAAGTTACAAAGAAAAAGAAATATCGCCAAAGAGAAGTGGCGGAGTATATCGGAATTTCACAGCAGCATCTTTCTGCAAAGATGACCGGAAAGACACCGTGGTCCTTGACGCAGGCGCTTTCGGCAGTAGATTATTTCGGAACCACAATGGGCGAGGTGCTGAAATGAGAGCAAAAAGAAAAGCCGGAAATTAAATCCGGCTAACCTTCAAAAGTGAACTATTTATCTGACACATAGATTGTATCACTTTTGAAGGCGGAAAGCAAGTAAAAACAAGGATTTTCCGCATATTTTTTACCTCGTTTAGGATATTAAAGTTACGACAACGGGGATGGAAAGAAGGTGATGCAATTTTGTACCAACGGACCAAGATGGAAGGTCCGGGATATCGTTACATCGTCAAAAGCTATGGATTCAGATCCGGCGCTCCGGGTTCTCCGAGAAAAGAGAAGAGAAAACGGACACCGGAAGAGATTGCAAAACAGAATCGGTCAAACAGAGCAAGAAACATCCGCCTC